TGTGTATTTTGTATTGAATTCGTCTCTGAATAAGCAGCGTAAAAGGTACTATATTTAAAAAGCTTTTTAAAATTACTTTCTTTTTTTTCTTGACTGCTTACGCTTATACTTACGATAAGAGCGAATAATACGCTTATTATTTTTTTCATCATTGTTTATTAGTTTAATTGTTACTGTATAAGCTACTCCACCTAAAACTGTAGCAGCTAAATCTTTTGTGTCAAATTTACCGTAGTCAATGTAATCGTATACTTCCTTACCAAATCCAATAACAAAAGAACTTGCGATAGGAACTTTTACATCAAACCTTTTACCCACATATTCTGAAAATACACCAGCATTAAAATGGTATATTTTATCCTCAGGTATTTGTGAATAACAAATTTGAGTTAAAAACGCTGCTGCAATAAGTAATCTATTTGTTCGTCTATTTCTTCTCTCCAATTTTTAGGTAGTTTTAAACTTATTCCACTTTCTATTTTTAATATTACCTCACCATCACTATATAAAATTATAGTTGGTAAGTATTCTATTTTTTCCTTTTCGAATATTTGTTTTGACTTTGAAATATAAAATGTCTCTATATTATGGTCATTAAACATTTTTAAGTCTACTTGCTCAGCGAAGGACGCAGTGTATTGAACTACACTAATTCCATCCTTATTTTGAGCTAAACTAACAACCGATACAAAAAGGGCAATTACCGTTACATTCCATCTCATTTATTTTTTACTTAGTTCATATAATCTTTGGTCAATTTTATTTAATTGTTCTTTGACCTCGTTAACGTCTTCACTTAAAACGTCTGTTTTTTCTTCTACTCTTTTTATTGTTGACCTAACCAACTCGTCCTTATATTTAAACTCGACTGGGTTTACATTGTTTGTTTTTAAAGAGTCTATATTATCAGTATTAGTTTGAACAGCTGCTTGTAAAGTAAAGTAAATACCAAACAAACTTGATAATCCTACAACTGCTCCTACTACTTCTTTTAGCGATAAGCTAAATTTACTATCCGTGTTTAAATTATTTTCCATCTTTATATTGATTGTAGCATACAGCCACTCTTTGTGATTTATTTTTAAATTCTTTTTGTATTACTTCTGAATTCACGCATCTAGCCATAAAATCAGTTTGTTTTTCTCCTTGTTTAGGTTTTGGTAAAGGCATATTATTGTGTTAATTGCTTTTGTAATTGTTTAATTTGAGAGCTTGTTAAAGTTCTCACGTCATAAAATCTTGTTTGATAAATATCACCTTCAAGAAACTTATTAAATCCACCACCATTGTGATTACAAATTTTCTGTAAAACTCTATTATCAAATGTCACGAAACTAGTGTCTACATATACTGATTTTCCATTATAATATAGTTCTACATAATCTGTTTTGTAATAAACAGCTAATTTTATTTCATTAGCAAAATCAACATCTTGTTGGTAAAATGATTGTGAACCTGTTTGAACTTGAAAATTCATAGCCATGTTAGGACTAGTCTTTTTAAAATTAAAAGCTATAACATTTACCGCTGAATTATCATTTAAAGAAATAACCGCTTGTGAATTAGTCAAATAATCCTGTAAAGCAGCCATTTTTACATGTATAAAATACAATCCAGTTGGTGAGTTAATATAATCTTGTAAATTTGTTATATTAAAGGAATCCTCTTTACAATCCGTGAAACTACCTGTAGCGTAGATATATGGTAACGCATATTTTGTTTTAGTTATATTTGCTCCCCAAAATTGTATCTGTTGACCTGATACATTATCTGTTTCCATATATGTTGGGTAAGTTCCAGTGTTTGGATTATTTACACCACCATATAACCTCATTTGGTAAGTTCCAGATGAGCCAGAACCTGTAGATGAGAAAAATCCAACTCTAAACCATTTATTTGGATATTCTTTTATAAGTATATTTTCAGGTTTATTAGCGCCTCCATCATCTAACGCAACACCGTTAATAATATCAAAAGTAACGTAAGTCAAATCAGTGCTATTTACAGTGTCATAAATAGATAGAGTAAAGTAACCAGTTCCTGGGTTTCCTTGTGTACCTCCTCCATCTCTAACCCATACAGATGTGTATATTTTAGAATCTGTAACCTTTACATCAAGGTTTTGGTGGACATAACAAAGTTGGTTAGTTTGATTAGTTGTAAATCTTTCAGCTGTTTGTAAACCGTCAGGAGCAGTGTGATTATCTTGACCTATAAAACCCCCAGTTTTTTGCCATAATCCATTATTGAATTCCTGTGTATATTTAGTCCAATTATCTTCTTCTTTTCTTAGTGAAATACATGGGTAATCACTTACCTTACCATTGTTTACATCCCAATCTTGTCTAGGCATGTTATTATTGAGCTCTTCAATAAGTCCATCAGGGTTCAACCTATGTGTCTCTGAGCTTCTTTGAATTGTTGGAGCAGCTGAATTTTGAGGATATGCTGGTACTTGTTTAAAAGCTTTAGTTTGCTTAAATGCTCCTACTATCCATGCTAAAGTTGGTGATATCATGAGACTATTTTATTTTTTTGGTAAATTATTTCTATCTTTTCTGTCACTGTTGTATACCAATCCATTAATTTTCCTTTTTAAAAATTGCTCTAATCGAACAATGTTTTTTTCTTTTATTTTGTAACTCATAAAACCCAACCACCAAAATCAGACGTAGTGTCAGGGTAAAAGTCATCCTCTTTATTTTCGTTATATTCAGGATAAGTACTTTGATTGTAACACATAAAATCTATAAAATTATTTGTATAAAATTGTGCAATATCTCTATATTTTTCTTGTAAATAATCTACCTCATTTTTTTCTACAGTAACAGCACTTTCGCTAGTGTGTTTGTAAACTCCTCCATTAGCAATTGTGTAAGCTGCAAATGGCATGTATGTAGTTAAAGCCCAATAAATAGTCATTGGTTTTAAGTAGGTTTCTAATAGTGTTTTGTATTTATCATTTGCTGGTAGAGAAATATCTCCAGTTAGAATCAAATCCTGTATTTTTTCATATAAAACCGTACCTGTATAATTTTGGATTTGAGTATCCATAGCAATCTCAACCATGTAAATAAATTTATCAGGGTCTACATTACCGCTTAATACAGAATATCTCTTTATATCTCTAGTTGTTATAAATAATGCTGTTGCCATTAATATTTGTATTTTAATGAGCCATGATTTGGTAAATCGAATGTAGCTTTTTTAGCTTCTTTACTTCCCCATGGATTTCTTTTATATGTCTTTGGTATTTCACCTGTTCTTCTGTAGTTAGCTAAAGCTGGTGAAACAGAAGCTCCTTTTTTCCTTCTAAACAAAACTTCCTTCCAAGCGTGTCTACAATAACATCCTCCTTTGTATTTAAATAAATCATAAGTGGATTTTCCTTCTGGAGAAAAGCCTCCATTTATTCCATCTCTACTAGCTTTATCAATGTCTTCGATTCTATAAATAATTCCTTTTTTAGAAAGCTGCATCATATTATCACAGAAAGGTCTTGATTTGTAAGTTGATTTACCTTTTTGAATTGTACCTGCATTAGATTTTTTAAAATATTGGTAACGTATTTTATAATTATCACTGTCTAATACAGACCATTTATCTTTAGTGTAAGCTATTGGGCTAGGGTTATTAGCGAAAACTTTTTTTATTTTTTCTAAAGTTGTTTCCTTTTTATCTATTATAGATGCTTTTACCCATTCATCGTGTTGTACATTTTCATCATCTACTTCTCTAACATCTGTTATTTCCCATTCATCACTTATTTCTTCACCTTCTAAATTTTTTAGAATTTCATGACCGTGTTCATCTGATAAATGTGGTACCTCACTTAATTCTACTCCTGTTTCTTCCTCAGCAACATCATCATCTACATCCTGTAATTGGTCAATATCGTTAAATGCTAAAGGTTTTAAAGTTTTAAAATATAAATCTAAAGCTATTTCGTTACATGAAAGAATATCATCCATTGAATCTATTATGCTATCTTGATAACACTTAATAACAATGTTATCCATTAATAAAGTAGCTGTTTCAATTTCATCTGCATTATTTCCTAACCCATCATTACCTTCTCTAATTCCTAATAACATTGGAGAAGTAACTCTATGAGCTACAATTAATTTTTTAAAACATTCTTCAGATAAATAAGTATAATGAGCAGGTGCATCATTTAATGGAATATCATCTACAGTTGTTTTACTTTCAGAGTTGTTATTGAAAGCAACGATTACCTTTTCACCTCTACTTCCTGTAAGCTTTTGCATTACATCAGTTTTTATTTGTTGCATTTTCTCAGGTGTAGGTACACCATTATTGAAGTTTACTACTTTTGTTCCACTAAAATTATTAATCGTATCATTAATCAGGTAGTCACCAATTTCATCTTCTAATTTAGCATACGGTAAACCTCCAGTGTAATCACAGGGTGAATAATAATAATGACCTGGAACATAAGGTCTTAACACGTACATTTCATTTTGTTTTTTATTAGTAGTTCCAAACGCAGGTATTCTCTGTGGTACCTGCCTTTTAGTAGCAACTTCTTGCCAATCGTTAGAATAGAACCAAGCTTCTATCTCACCATCATCATTACATTTTTCAGCTCTTAATGTTTCCATTGGAAAGTGAGTAGCGCTATAAACTTTTTCATCTTTATAAGTTATTTGTAAAGCAGCCATTCCAAATATTTTAAAATCTTTAACGTATTTTCTTAAATCAGACTTTTTAAATATAGTCATCATTTGCGCATATTGCTCTGGTTTTGAATCAGCATTTAAAGCTGCTATTCCTCTTCCATAAATTTGGTTAGATATACCATTAATAATAGAATGATTTGTGGTAGAGTTTAGATATAATTCGATAAGATAATTAAAATAGTCGTTATCCTCACCATAGTAGACCCATTCTTTGTTTTTTAATTCTACTATTTTAGGCGCAGTATAAGCTGCTAAATTAGTTATAAATAAATCGTTTGTCATAATACTATGTATTCGTTTGTGGTTTCATGTTCTACATATTCATCTTTATTCATTGAGAATTCAGAAATTAATTGGTCTGTGCAGAAAATTCTATCCCTATAAATTATTTCGTTTAGTGCATTAAGTATCTTTAATGTGTAAAAAGTATTGTTTTTTAACTCAGGAGAACCGAATGCAACATTAGTTGTATAGTAATACGCTTCCTTAGACCAAGTCAACCCCGTGTACTCTTTTGACGCATTAGTATCCTCGTCATGAATCACCAATTTGTCAGCATTATATTCCCTTGGAATAAATTTAATTTCTTGCTGAGTTAATATCGGTTTAAGAATTATCATTTTACTTTTTTATAAAACAATAAAACACTAAAAATGTTACAAAAAAAAACCCCCACAAAAGTGAGGGTCAAAACAAATTATTTTTTATTTTTTCTATTTCATTAATTTACCTCCAACTGTTAACCAGTTTTTGTGTTCTAAATAATGCTTAGCTACTTTTAATGTTCTTTTATAATTGTAAACATCATTAATCTCTATATGCCATTGTTTAGGGGTTTGCTTTAAAAGTTTCATAGATAAAACAGAGTATTTTTTATTTAAAGAAACTTGAACTCTAGTATTTCCTTTTGGAAACTCTACACCTTGTTTTAAAATTTCATAACTTAACTTTGATAAAGTTTTATAATATTTTTCAGTGTAATTTTGAGCAGATTCATCAAATACTTCTCTTTCCATTTGTAACTCATATTGAGGTTCAAAGCAAGTAGATAATGCATCACATAAAAATTCTAAATTCTTGTTAACGTTTATAAATAATAAGTGAGCTAAAGAAATAGTTTTAGATTCTTCATATTCTAATGGTGCTTCACTATTAAAATCAGCTGGTCTTAAATAACAGTTTATTCCAGTTGTGTAATTAGATTCGAAAAAAGTTACCGTAATATAATTAGCTAAGTCAACCACTGTGTCATTATAACCAAGTGACTTTATAAGATCGTTAACTAAGGAATCTAATAATTCTTTTTGTAATTCTCTTCTTAGTTGTTGTTGTTCTCTAATTTTAAATAGTACTTCTTCCTTTTTGTTTTTTGCGTACTCCTTAGAATCTAAGTAGTTTTGTAATTCTGTTTTGTACATTGAAATTGTTGTGTTCATGATTTTAGTTTTTTAATTAGTATTTGTGTTTTTGTGTTTAATATCCTAATGAATGAAAATATTCATCTTGTTTGTCTATATTTCTTTGTAACTCTAATTGAAGCTCTAAATATTCCCATTCAAATCTTCTACCTTGTTTTACTATGTTAGCCATTTTATTTCTTATCTCTTGTTGTTCTTGTTGTAATTTTAAATTTTTCATTTTGTTTTGTTTTAGTTTTTTAATTAGTATTTGTTTTTATGAATTCATTATTGTTAGCATAACGTTGAGTGTATTTTCTCCACACCCGTTAGCGTTTAGGAATTTTCCTCTGTATACGAATTCTTTTCTGTGTGTTCTTAAATAATTAATAGCTTCTGATTTTGTACGTGATATTATACCTGTAAATTCTGAATTAGATTCTAGGTATACTCCGCAACAGTTATCTGATTTTACTATTACTACTTCTTCTCTTAAATTTTTCATTGTTTTGATTTTAATTAGTATTTGTTTTAATTTGATATATCAAATATAACTAACATTTGTTAATAAAAGGCTATTTTTATAAATTTTAACATAATTTTAACATAATTTTAACATTTCCCTATCAAGAGAGCAAAAAAAAGCCCCAAATTAATGGGGCTCTTAAAATATGAAAATTAAAAAGTATTATGTTCCACTAACAACAACTGTATTGGTTGTGTCATCTATAATAGAAGGGTCTATAAAATTTGCTGGAGTTTTTTCTGTTCCTGTAAATGTAATGTTATATCCATTTAAATCTCCCATAGCTGCACCTGATGCAGTTGAAGGAGCAACCTCACAACCATTTTCTATACCTGCTAACACATATCTCGTTTCGTTACTAGCACCATAATTATAAAATTCAACTACGATCTGAGGACGTCCCCAAGATAATAATTTCATTTCTTTTCTAGTGGTTGGGTCTTGTTTCTTAAGTACAATAGTACCTGTTTGTGTAAAGAAACTTGTTCCGTTTTCTCTAGAATTCTCATTTGCTTCATCGAACGAGTTAGCACCTTTTAAATCATATTTGTATAACGTTAAAGGAGATGCAAAACCTGTAACAATTTCATCTGCGTCAAATGTTGCAGAATCCAATAAACCTTCAGTATAATTAATGAAATAGATTGCTCTTAATCCACCTACTGAATCTTTACAAGGTTCTAATCTTCCTAAACTAATATCACATGCCATAATTTAAATTTTTAGAAATATAAGGGGCCGAAGCCCCATATATAAGGTTAATAATTAGTTATAATATACTACGTCTTGAGGAACTCCAATCGCTAATCCAGCAGTAAATCTCATTACTACTCTTACGTTTTGTGAACCATCAATATCAGCCATATCGATTACTCTAACTTCGTTATAATCGTTTAATAATCCAGTACCGAAGAAAAGGTTTGTAGATTCAGCAGCAAACATCGTATCCGCAGATATTCCTCTTGCTACAAAAACAGGTACTCCACCCATTGATAAAGAACCATTGTTAAACCACATTGTTCCTTGATTATCTACACCCGCTGCTCCAACCGCTGTGAAACCTCCTAATACTTGAACGTATAATTTAGCTGCTTTAGGTGAAATGTATAATTTTAATTCTTCTTTACCGTATAAAGTATTTGGAATTGCATCAATTACCTTTTGCATTTCTGCTAAGATATTAGCTGCTGTTAAACCACCTGCACCTGCTACTGTAATTCCACCCCAACCAGGAGCTCCTGCTAATGCTTCAAAACCGTCATATTCACCAGCTGTACCTGTAGTACCTTGCCAAATAGTAGTTTCGTTTTGAGATGCTACTTTAGCTGCAACGTGTGCAATTAAGTAATCAGCGAACGAAGTCGGTAATTGGTCGAACGCACTGTATCCCATTTGGATTGCGTCCCATGTGTTAATAAAATCTTTCTTACATAATTGTAAGTTTACTTGAAATTCTTCTGGTTCAAGTGCTACTTCTGTTAAAGTAACAGATGAACTAGCGTCAAAGTCACAGCTACCGTCAGCAATCAGAGAACCAGTTTCAACTCTCTGGATGACTTCTCTATACTTCACGTTAGGCATAACCTCAACTCCACCGTCTGAAATAGTAGACGCTGATAATAATGCTGCTGAAATATATTTCTGTGAAAATTCACCAGCATAAGTAGTTGTAATGTTTACTGTTGTTGCCATTGTTTATTAATTATTGATTATTATTTTTATTTAAATATTGTATTAAATACTCTTTCTCTAGTTCCAGATACTTTACCGATCTTGTTTAATTCAATTTCTTTTTTAGCTTCTGGATTATGTTTTATTAATGAAGGGTCTGCTGATAATTCTTCTTTAGATAATTCTTCAGCAATTTCTTTTTCATCTTCACCGACTCTAGCTTTTAAATCAGCTATTGCATCTTCAAGATTTTTAACTCTTTTTTCCATTCCTGCCCAATCATCTGCTTTTACTTCATCATCGTCTTTTCCTTCGTCTTCTCCTAGTTCTTCTTCTTCTACAATTTCTTCTTCCATTTCTTCGTCTTCCTCTTCATCTTCTTTTATAGAATCTATCAGACCATCTTCTTTAACTACAAGAATTAAACCATCTTCAAGTTCATATTCACCTGCGGGTACAGGTATTTTTTCATCTCCATCTGTTTCGATGAAAACTTCGTTACCGCCTTCGAACTGCTCAGCAACGAATTTTGTTCCATTTTCAAGTAATTTCTCTTCTAAGACTATATCTAATCCTAAAATTGTTCTTACTTTATTTAAAGTATCTTTTGCGTCCATTTTAATATATTAATTAGGTATTATTTTTTTAAAAACAATCTAACTTATTGATTGTTATAAATTCATTAATTCTGACCTGTTGTGGGTCCTATACCCTGCGCTTGCAGAGAACCATCACAGCATTTACTATTATAAGTCCCATCTTTACATAAACAACCACGTCTACCTCCTATTGGGGAAGTTTTACTTGGTGTTTGTGTTATCTTGTTCCAAGGCATCTATTAATTGTTTAATTATTTTTTCGTCTTCAGATAATGAATCCTTTTGCTTATCTTGTGGTCTATTTAGTTTATCAGCGAAATAACCTTCAATTGAAAAACCTTTAACCTTGCCTGTTTTTACATAATCATTCCAAACCTCATCATTATCAACTTTCATTGATACCATCCATGTTCCAATAGGTACATTTAAACCATATTTTCTAGATTTATCATGTACGTCGTCTTCTACTAACCATGATTCTACAACAGTCATTCCTCCTATAGCTTCAGCGTGTTCTAAAGTTGCTTTACTTTGGTTTCCATTCTTTAAAAACATTTGACTAGCTTTTACCACTGTATCTTTTGAGAAGAATATGTAAAACTCATCAACACCATTACTTCTATAAATAGGTTTTTCAGGAACTAACGCAGCACCCATCAATATTTTCTTTTCAGCTGAAACTTCAGCTAATTTAAATTCTTGATTTTTGAGTGCCACGAAATCTAATTCTATAGCTGGTTCTTCAACTACAGAAATAGCATCTACCCCTGCTAATTCCTCGTCATCATTTATTATTAATTCTATTATATTCATTATAATGACAACTCTATATCCAATGCTAATTTTGGATTGAATCTTATTTCTATTTCACATTGTCCAACCCCATCTGAAAGCATATCTGCATTTTGCATTGAAAATACCCATTGACCACCTGGAGCATCAGCACAACCTACGTATGATTCCTCTTCGTTGAAATTCCATACGAAATAACCCTCATCAACATTTGTAATTGTACCACTACTTCCTGATGCAAATGAGTTAGCACCTGTGTAAAAAGAGAAAGGTCCAACGAAACCGCTTGGTATACTCTCATCACCAGTCGCTAAAAAGTGGCACATATATGGTAATTGGTTTGGGTCTGTACCAAAACTTAATTCAATTGAACCACTATCCATTTGTGAAACATCAATTGTAGGTTGGTAATATCCTTGACCTGCAAATATTTCATCAACAACCCATGTGGATATATAGGGTGAATATAAGTTTTGAAATTTGAATTTTGAGACTAGATAATCTCTTCCTGGAGGTAAACCTCTTACCTCGTTAATTGTTCTTTGACTTGGCATATTATTTTGTTTTTATTAGTTAATTTGTAAAGCTAATTGGAAATTACGACATATCAAAACCACCCTCGATTTCTTCATGTATATCACCGCCTGTATCTCCATACTCTGTTCCAGCATCTGGAAGATGGACATCACTTGTTGATACTTCCTTAAAATCTCCTATTTGTGTTTCTCCTGGTCCTGTACCTGCTATTCTGTGAATTCCTAAACCTTGTACAGTTACATAAGTTCTTTCACCGTATCTATTTACTGGATTTTCGTATCCGCTAAACGCTTCTGCTTCTGGTGCCATATTTATTTATTTTTATTAGTTATTAATTATGTTATTAAGATGCTCCTTTTTTTTAAAAACAAATAAAATTATTAAATGTTATAAATTCTTAGGTGTAAAATTTAATTTTGAGTGATAATTATTATGTGTAAAATCTAATGTAACTTCTTCATCTGCTTTTATATCTCTTTTAGCTATGTAGTTTCCCTCTACAAATATCATATTAGGATTAAAACTGTGATTCATAAAATTAACATGGCGTAAACCTGGCTCTCTATGTAAATATAAAATATCATCTTTACTATAATAAATTCGTTTTAATACATCAATAACTCTTTGACTAACGTTTTTGCTTAATAAATCTTTTATACTTAAAGGCTTTGTGCCTATTGTTTTATGATAAAATATCTTTTCACCTTTTTTAATATCATTTATTGCTCTTATACCTACACCATGTATATCAGATTTAGCTATGTAAACCTTGTAATGGAACATCCATTCTATATCGTATATATTATCCACCTAATGTTGCTCCTGTGATTATATTATTCTCTAAACTTTGCGCTGTTGTAACATCTTGTGAAACAACGTAAGCTTGCACTGGTTCTGATTCTTGTTCAGCTATTGAAGCTGCTAATTGTGATGCTCCTCCTTGTCCAACAATGTTAAATTGAGGTGCGGCTACTGATTGTTGAGGTACACTTACTTTACCCCCAACACTAGGTGATTCTGGATTAGTTGCTAAAAGTTTAGCTAATTGAGCGGCTGAAAATGCTCCAGCTAATAAAGCTTGATTAATAGGATAACTTGGATTTACAGCTGTTATTGGTGAAGCTTGTGCTGTTTTATAAGCATTTTGAACTGATTGTATTCCAGCCATAACTGTTTGACCTACTGCTGCTATTTTACCTATTTTACTTCCTTTTGATGCGAGCATTCCAACTAATGCAAAACCTCTTTTAGCTGTATCTATTTTAGCAGCGTTAACAGCTTTGGTTAAATTCTCATCATCTTCAGCATCCTTTTCTTTTTGTTTCTTTATTTTATCTGCGTAATATAATATTATAGCTGCTTTTTGGTCTTCTGATGCATTTAATCTTTCTAATTCAGCTAAAGAACGTTCTCTCTCTAATTCTATTTTTTGTAATTCTGTTTCAGCATTTTCATCTTCCATTTTCTTTTTAAAGTCGTCTTGCATTTTCTTTATAGCATCACCATTTGCTTTTATTTTGTCAAATGCTTCTTTACTTACAAATCCAACTCCTGGTAAAAACACGTATTCAGCGGCTAATGCGGTTGCTGCAGCTTTTCTTTCTGTTTCAGCTTCTCTTAATGTTGTTGTTATTTCTGCTGTAAGTGCTTTCTGCCTTCTAAGTCTTTTAGCCTCTAAATCTATCATAGTGGCTTTTAACGCTGCTTCCTCATCAAGGTCTTCTTTAGTGGATTTACCTAAAGCATTCTCATCTCTCTTAGCTTCGTACCTTAACTGAGCAGCTTCTATTTCCTTTCTAGTAATATCAGCTTCGATTTCACCAGCTTTTTTTATCATTTTAATTCTATCCTCAATAGAAACATTTTCTTTATCTGCAGCCCTTTCCCTTAACTCATTATATTTTCTATTAGCCTCTGCTCTTTCCACTAATAATTTTCTATCTATCTTATCAGCTTTAGCACGTTTATCAGCTATTTTATCAGCTATTTCCATTTCTTTTGCTGTTTCATTAGCAAAATCTTTAACAGCTTTTGTTGTTTTACCAAGTGTATCTTCAACACCAGTTAAAGTATCAATATAAGAACTACCTGCTTTTTTAGCATCATCAATAGCCCCTGTAAAATCACCACTAAATACCTTCTTTATTGCACTTCCTAAAAAACCAATAGTCTCTATCGCAGCATTAAACCTATTTATTATGTTTTGTTTTATTAATTTAACAAAATTATTTAATGCTTCTTTTGGACTTGTAAATACCCAAATTAATTTTTCCCCTAAATCAGCTAATACATCAAGCAACTGGTTTGTAACAGCACCAATAACACCCATTAATTTAGAAAACTTATTTTGACCAGCTTCACTTCTTGAAAATGCTGCGGTTAACGCTCCTACAGCTACAACTATTGCTCCTATACCTGTGGCTAATAAAGCAACTTTCATTATTCCAAGTTGTTTTATCATTCCAACAGTAGCAACTTTCCACGATTTAAATGTACTAACTAATCCTCCAGTAGCTCTATCAGCTAAATTAGTAGCTCCTTCATAATCTTTCTGACCTTTACTAATGTCATCTACTTTCTTTTTAGCTTTACCTCTTTCTACATTTAATTCTTTTAAATCTTGCTTTTCCTCTTTAAGTCTTTGTTTTACTTTATCTATTTTAGTAGCGTAATCCCTATATCTATTGACTTGTTTAGGGCCTAATTGCTTTTGTTCTTTTTCTAATTCAAATAATTGTTTTTCTAAATCAAAAACAGAATCTTTTGTTTCATCTACTCTTTTATCTAAAAGCTCAAAGTCTTTTATAGCATCTTTTAAATTTACTTGTACGTTTAACGTGCTAGTTTCTGTTGCCATTTTATTTCTCTTTTAATTTGTTTAAATCCCTCTCTTAATGTTTCAGGTAATTTGTATTTTCCTTTAGCTGTTTCTATATTTTCGCTTTCAGCGTAAAAATCACTTACTTTTAACAGTTTAAATATTATCATGTTGTTATTAATTCTAATTCTGTTTTGTTATTTAATAAATTGGTTTTAACACTATTAATTCTATATGTTTTATCATTAATTCTAAAATAATCATTTAACTTATAATTAAGTATCACCCTCAGGGGTAAATAGGCTGTCACCTTGATTAACCTTGCATTTTCCCTAAATATATTAGTAACATAATTATAATAATACCTCGTGAATAACGTGTTAGTGAAAACTTCTCTAGCGTATTCGTTAGTCATAGGACCAAAGTTAATATTATTTTCATTAACTACTGTTAAAGATTCACTGTTACTTGGTATTATGTAATTATCTAATTCCTCACCTGTTAATAATGTTCCACCTACACTTCTAACTACCCACTGAATAGGTGTGGTGCTCACCGCATCTTGATGAATTGGATAAAATAATAATGGACTACCTTTATAAGCGCTTTGACTTTCATTTACAGACCAACCAACTTGTATAGTTGTATCACTACTATTAGCTTGGTTTACTAATCTTTCAAATTTCATGTGCTCAAAAGTAGGAATTATTTTGTAATCTTCTCCATCTATTCTTTTAGTTTGTGTATCTTCGTTCCAACTTTCAGCTCCCCATTGTTGATTGAATAATTGACCATGTTTTAAAGCTAAAAATGTTTTTAAATCTTTATAGGATAAAGTAACAGACCTAAAAGGTAGGGCCACATCAACTTGACTAGTGGTTGTGTCAACGTATTCTGATATATCGTAAGTTGTTACATTAGATAAATTATAATAACTATCATTTGTTCCATCATCAAGTGTTCTTACTTCTACCTCATCGTTATCATTTAAATAAAATACTAAATTAAACATTTTCGATAATCCTGTTAAAAATTCTAATACCTTCATTTCTGGCATTTGTAAAGCAACATCAAAAATAGGAACTTCAGGTGTTAACAAATTATTTATGTAAATATCCTCAGTAAAATTAGTTAAGGTGTCATTAGGTGGTGCTTCATATATTCCACTTACTTCCACATTTAAATTTGACATACTAACCTGTCCATTACTTTGTATTTGTATTTGAAAAGCACCAGTCAGAAGACTATCAGCTATTCCTATATCTGTAGAATCAATTGTGAAATTACCATCACCAGCTGTTCTATTTATAGAATATATTTGAGTACCATTTTGAGTTAACACTAAAGTGTAATCTACTAAATCCGTGTTCATTGTAACTTGTACCTCAAAACTACTAACACTATATGGATTCACAATAACTGTAGGTCCACTACCAAAAACACCAATAATTTGGTCACCTCCATCCCAAGGCGCAGCCACAAATGTAAATGAATCAACACTGGTACTTGTTTGCACATCACCTAAATTTCTATTCATCCACATATATAATTTATTATAAGTAGGGTTAGAGGTTGAGAAAAAGTCGTCGCTGAAAACCAAGTTTTGTGGATACCCGTTTGCAACGGTGTAAGTGTTTTCTATTGCTTTAATTATTTCATCTATTCTTATAGCAAATTTTAAGTCATTATACTCAACTCCATGGTCAACAGTACCTACTCCTCCTCCATTCCAATAAAGGTTACCGTCCCCGTTAATAGCCGCCGCGGTGTCATAATAGAGACGCTTAGTGTGACTGATTAATGGAACGATTAATGTGTTTTGACTCACGTCTGGGTCAAGTTGCAATTTAGCTTTGACAGCTTCGTTACTGTAAATAGGACTTAAAAAGATTTCGTAATCTTGTCCATTAGCTGTAAATATATCGTCGTCTAATACTAGTGTTGAGTTGTTAGTTATTTCAAGTATTGTAGCATATTGACTTGTGTCATTGTTTTTTACTCTATCTCCTTTACTTACAGTTGTGGTAAAGCTTGCTGTATTGTCGATTAATTCATCTGTGTTTGTTGAGGTAGAAGAGCCTGTGGCTTTACTTTCAACAAATGTTAAATCACTCAATTGGTCTTCTCCTACTAAATCATTAATGTTAACTGTGTTTCCAAAAAATACTACTTTATAAGAGTAAGCTTTGTTATTTTTCATTTCAACACTATTAAGCTTAAGTACACCCTTTTTGTAATTAGTATAATTTAACTTTATTTCAGATGCTACTCTAATTCTAGCGTCAAAACCATTTATAATGTCATAATTATAATAATGTTTAAATATTTTATTATTTACACTATTAGCTGGTAAAGTAAATTGTTGTGTGAATGCTGTAAATACTTTAGCTATGTCTTTAGCGTTCTTAATAGTATCTGTAACAGTTACTGATTCATCTTTAAACAAATCTACTAACTCACCTTCAATGTAAAGTTGTATTGTTTGCATTATCTAATGTTATTTATTGTATCGTATGCGAATTCAAAGTTAATAGTATAATTTATTAATTTCTCAGTTAATTGTGTTTTAAATCTTATGTTAGAACTACTTATAATAGCTGGGTAATCTTCACCATCAATTGATATGTAAACACTTCTACTCAATAATAATTGTTTAAATACTTCATTATTATTTTCAGGATAATAACCACTATTTATTACTAATTTCTCATTACCGTTTTTATTTAATATTTTTTGTTGAGGATTATACGTATCATAATTAATTCCATTTAATATATTACTTTTATATTTTTCCTTTGTTGTTTGTAAATCCTTTTGATGGTTACCAAAGAACCAAATGTCTTGATATGCACCAAACTTATTACTGAATGTTACTTTTATAGGTTCATACTGGTCACATGGTATCATTTTTACTTTATATGTAGTTATACCTAATGAACCCTCTACAATTACATTATCTATAGGTTGCCATGTTCCACCTTCATTCCAATAACTTTCTAATAACGTATTATCTTCTACTGTGTAATCGTTCTGTTCCGCTGCTTCATACCAATCATTCGCATTGTTATTAGTACCATTAGTAGCTAATGAAGTAATATATTTCCATTGATTATAACCTTCTAAACCTGTATTAGATACTGATACATTTACTATCTCGTTACCTTTATACATGTAAGCGATATTAGTAGCTTTAGTAGTATCTAAAGGAAACCTTGTAACATGCCCTTCTGGTATTAATATTTCCCTGTTACTAATTAACATCATCGCGTTATTTGATGGATTAGAACCATCCTCAAAATAACCATATCCCATTGAGGCAAGATTACGAGTTGTGGAACTACTAATCAAATTAGTATCATTAGCATCATAAGCTGTTGTGGTAATATCTACCCAAGTTGTTTGGTTATAATTTTGATTTAAAGAATAATTGTTTAATTGTGGATTTAAATAATCTTGTATTAATTCACTTATTTCAAACTTAGCGCTTTGATTTACAGCATCAGTTCTCAAAGTATATGTAGGTTGTGCTGGAGGAGTATATCCTGTTGTGTAAATATATATTTCACAAATAGCGTAAGTCATTGATACACTTCCTATTTGCACGTAATATGGGCTTCTCGTATTTATATTAGCCATTTTTCTCTAATTTTTTAAATGTTTTTCTTATTTCTAAGTCGAAATTATCTAATATAACTTGACTTAAGTCTGTAAAGTATTTATTGAAAGGTTTTGTAAAAAACAAACTAGGTTTTATTCCTTTCTCGAATACCGATCTAGCGATAGCAAAGTTAGCTGCTTTCCTTGGAAGGAATCTACCTTTATCATCTCTAGGTGCAATCCCACGTTTTATTCGCCATCCATCAAAAGCACTTGGAGGAGGCATACCTTTTAAACCTTGTTTTCCACCTTTACTTCTATAACTATAAGGAGTGTTATATTTCTTTTCAATACCACTTACACCTTTATCTACAAATTTCCCGTAATACTCCATTATAAAATCTAACGCATATAAGCCATCTCCTTTTTCCTCAACAGTAAATGTCATTGAGTCCATTAGCTTATTAGTTACATTTCTACCATCTTTAGTCAAGTTTACTCTAGCTTCATTAATAACGTCTCTAGCGAATTGACCTAATATAGGTGTTAGTTTGCGCATATAGTCATATCATTTGGAATTAACACGTTAAACGTTACAGTCCAACCTGCTAAACGGTTTTCAAATCTATCTACAAAAGGTTCACAAACAGGTGTTCCATCTAATTGGTATTTATCCACATAGAGTTCACCTCTTAACAACAACTCTAATAACCTATTAGCTACAGCTAACTGGGTATTCCATATATCTTGTTCATTATTGTTGCCCCTGAATGTCTCAGGTATACCTTGTTCGTACTCTTTATTTTCATTAACTATATCCATCACTAATAGTGATATGTTGAAATTCCAGACATTCTTTTGCATTGTGGCTGTTATTACTTGTAAATGCGATAATGGAAATATACTTTGCTTTTTTAAGTCTACTTCAAAAATATCACCATAAGTAACAGTATTCACAAAAGCATCTTCCTGTAAATGTTTCCTTATTTTTTCAGTTAAATTGTAAAATCCTTGCATTATTTTTTAAATTGTTTTTTAATCATTAAATTTTCTAATTCTAATTTTTCCTTCTCATAAGATAAATACATATAGCATTCATGCAACTTTAATTTTGTGACTTTCTCAAACCTTGTAATGTCTCCTTGAGAGAGTGTATAGAGTTCAGAATATCCTCTCCATTTTCTTGTGAAATTATCTGAGCTTGTGATTCCTTCCCCATCTTCAATTGAGTCTCCAAATAATTCAGGGTACAGTTCAACAATTCGTTGGTTAAATTGTAAAAAAAAACAATGGCTCCTAACACAATATGAAGTGGCATCTGTTTCATTTTTTCAGCATAACTATAAGTACCCTCATAATCATTAATTAAATATTTATCATTAATCTTTTGCTTAATAGGTCGATATAAAACAGCCATTGCTTTATGCATACTCCCATAATCAGTTATGTATTTACTTACATCTATATTTTCACCATAAGTAATATCGTCTAAATTAGGAATAAAACCATAATGTTCTCCATTTAATTTAAATGTTTTTACTAATTCATATTCTAATTCTAACTCTTCTTTTATTTTTGCTAGAGTTTTCTCCGCGGTGTCATTTGGCATCTTGTTTAATTCTTGTTGTGTAATACCTAAAACACACTTTAACAAATCATCATTAGTAGGGTTATCTAACACAGCAAACTTTTGATATCTATGTAAAGGAACGTCTCTTAATTTCATATTTCTTTTTTTAAAAACAAAAAAAAGACGCCTATGTTAAATAGACGCCTTCTCAAACTAAAACTAAATCAAACTACAAATTAAAATGATTGTAATAAGTATCGTAAATATCTTTTATTTTTTCATATAGTTTTATGTCTTGTGTGTACTCTTCTTTTCCCTCTTTTATTTTACCTTTATAATTTACAATTATTTTTACTGGTGGATTTTTACCTTGACGAATTGGTTTAACATAGACAATAATATCATTTGCTAAACACCAACTTATTTCTTTACCCCAATACACAGTCTATTAATTGCTCTAAAAGCAAAAGTAATAAACTTCCTATAAATAAAGAAATTGTGAACAGACTTAATGCTGCTATCCTTATTAATTTATCGTATGTTTTATTTTTCATCTTAATGTGTTTTTAATTCTTCTCTCAAGCATTTCTATGTGCCTTAATGATGCTTCTAATAATAAACCTAATTCAACATCTAAAATACTATCATATTGCATGGAATTAATAGTTGAGTTGGTTTCGTCAAATAATATTCTATTTGCTTTATTTATTATTTTTAATTTTTCTTCTCTATTCATGTTTGTGTTGTTTTAGTGAGTTAATTATTATGCTAATATATCTTTTTCTTTTTATATATGTTCCTTTAAAGACACCATTTATTTCTTCAGTTGTTAAACTATTAGTCCAATCTCTTAATCTGTGGAGGTAGTCAACTTTATCTTGGTACGTCCAATCAGCGATCTTGTGTTCAAACATTTCCCAACTATCTTTATAAACAGGTTTTTGTTTTAATTCTTGTGCTAATAACATAGCTTTAATTTTGTGGTCTAATCTCATTATTTATTTTGATTTATTTTTAGTAACACATTAAAATACAATACTTCTTACTGTCATAGGTACCAATCCAATCATTATTTTCATCAAAGGCAGTCCACTCTTTCCCGTAAACTTCTTGACCCCAAGCTGAAACGTTTCCTACAAATACCCCGTTCTTATAAACTTTGTATTCTCCTTTGCATTGTTTTTTAGTTGTTATCATTTTGTTTTAGTTTTTAATTATAGTATAAATTTAACTAACATTTGTCTATAAAAAAAATTATAAGTGTTAAAATTATGTTAAAATTTTGTTAAAAAAAACCCCTATGTGACTTACTTCATAGGGGTCTTCAATATTATAATCTAGTTAGGTGCTCCCTTAGGTCTGATGATGCGTATAATCATTTTAACCTCCCAGCTATACGACTTGCCGGTTACTTTGTCAGAGTCTTTAAGAGTGTTTATACTCTCCAACATGCTTTTGGTTTTATCTCTTCTGTTTGTCTAGCTATCGTTTGAATGTTTGACTATCTCTCCTAAAGAGATCTGGATTTCATACCAGAACCTTCAAGACTACAGACTCCTTTACCTATTTACTTCTCATCTAGATTAACCTACGCTGGAGTTATTTATATATTTTTTCTCTGTTCCTCCGTCTTATAAGATACTAGACATGCTGTCCTAGATATATTATTAAGAGGGTACACTTTCATTTTACTCAGTGGCCGAGGTGTGTCGTTTAAGTACTCCTATGGATTAGTACCCCTCTTAAATTCCTGTTGTTTTCAATATTTTAATGAACATTTGTAAATAAATTACATGTCAAATATATAACATTACTTTAGTTTAAAGTGTTAAAGAAATGTTAAAATTTTGTTAAAATTTAAAATATATGATAGGAACCCCTATGTGGATTATCCAATTGAGCCGTTAATGCGTACCTACACGCGTCTATACAATGATTGTAAGCATCTATTGGTTTATTTAATGTGGTACCATCTTTATTAGTTAACCATATATAATTTTGTAGTTCTTTAATTAAGTGAACACTTTTAGGTGTTATATATATTTCATTTTGATTTATTAAGTTAATACCATATACTATGCTATCTCTTCCTTTTAAACAAGGTAAAACCATGTGGCCATAGCTATTTAACTCAGCAATAGATTTAGGTTCAGCACTGTCAGCATATATAACATCATTCACATTGTTGGATTTTAACAGAGCACTTAGTTCACTATTAAGCATTCCTTTCTTATATAATACCTCATCAAAAATGTAAGCATTATTATATTTGTATAAAGCAATTAAAGTACTAGGGTCATTTGAATATCCAAAATCCATACCGTAACAGAGTAATCTTGCTTCTGTAGGTAATGCCATTTGTTTCCAATCAGAAATACATGCACCTTCTAAACTACCTATTTCACCTAATCCATATACTGTCCACCAATTCTTCCAATAGTTTGATGTTGGTGCTTTAGTCCTTGCCTTCTCTATATCCTTTATTATTGTCTCTGATAATGCCTCGTTATCTTTGTATGTTAACTTAATAAAATCAGTATCTTCACCTATTTGTAATTCAGTGTGTGCCCAAAATGATGAGGTAGGGTTGAAGTCAATCCATATAATATCGCTTGTTCTAATAGCTAATTGATTATAAGCATCAAATGGTATATTGTTTGCTTCATTTACATATAACACGTTTCTACGTGCACCCCTTAATTTGTCTGCTGATTCTATTGAGAAGAACTCTATATAGCTACCATTAGTGAATTGGTATTTTAATACTGATTTATTGAACATACCATCAATGTATCTACCTGTTACCATCATGATTTTAAGAAAATCTTTTAATGCACCTCTTCTCAAATGTGGTACTGATTCACTAACAACAGATATTTCTTTATTGGGGTTTCTTATTGCGTGGTCTATAAGCAATGGTAGGATGCCAAACGTCTTTCCTGCTGAGGTTCCTCCCTGTACTACTCTATTACGTTTATTTAATTTGCTTAATTTCTTTATTGCTGTAGTTACAATAAAATCACTCATCTAATTTGAATAATGGTTGTTCAGTTGCTAAGTTAATATCCTTAGTCTCTTTAGGTTTACCAGCAAAATAATGATAAAACAATTGTACATATTTAAAATCACCTTCCTCGATTCCAGATTCTAATGCTGCAAATGCTTTATCTTCTAATGGTGATAACTTCTCTATTAATTGTACCTCTTCAGATTTGGACTTACGTCCTGCTCCTATACGTTTACCTCCTCTACTCATCTTCTTTATTTGTGTAAATTACCCATGACATCACGTATATACCTATTGCTATAGTAATACATATTGGACAAGGGTGTAATGATGCTATTCCTACTAAACTCATTTTGAAATAAATTGATTAATCAAATACTTTTTTAAATAACAATTATTGTTTGTTTTTGTTAATTAGTATATCAGTGATTGCCTTGAACCTTAATTCTGCATGCTCTAATTCACTCTCTGGAACTTTCTTTATAATACTTAATAAATTATTGTATTTGTTATCTATTGTGTATTTAGCAAGCTCTTCGTATTTGTGTTTAAGTATCTCATATTTTTCTCTTAATGGCATTAGTTTGTGTTCCATTAGCTCAACGTAAATATCGTATAGAGGGTCATTGTAATCCTTTAACATTGGAAATATGTTTGTGATTCCATGTAATACTGTTGCGTGATTCTTATTTACTGTTCTAGCAATTTGTTGTAAGTTTAATTTAGTTAGGTCTCTACATAGTTTATAATAGAGTGCTCTAGCGTACACAAATTCTCTTTTTCTTGTATTTATATCTAAGTTAATATTTGTTCGCTCTTCAATTACTTTCTTTATATCTTGGGTTTTCATATTCTAATTTTAAATTATCTGTTTGTTCGTCTAAGCACAACCTTATAATTAATTCATATAAAGCAAAGAATCTAACATGTTCTATAGCTTTGTTTATACCAGCGCATGCTAAATACATTTCTTTTTTTTCATAATCCTTTAACATAATTTCAATATGTTCCATAGGTTGTCCACTCTCTAATTCATAAATAACTAATAAATAATATTCATCAATTATATTATATTTTGATTTCCTCTTGTTGAAGGTCCTTCGCTTTGACATACGATGTAGCATTTATAAAAGACATTTTTATATTCTTTAAAATATCTTCTTTATTATAAATTGGTTCTATATACGCATAATCCTCCTTCAATTGTATAAATACATAATAGTCTGCATTTAAATGGTGTTTAATTTTATCGAAATGACAGTTAAACGTATAACTCTTCTTGCTTGTTGTTTTTACTTGATACGTGTAACCTTTCTCATCAGAAAAATCTATTTGTTGGTATTCTCTATCTGCTTTCTGTTTAAATAATAATTCATCATGATAATTATGTTTAAACCATATTCTAAATACCTTTTCTCCTATTGCACCTACTGTTTCTGTTTTTAAGTGCTCTGGAATTCTTTGTTTTGCTAAATATCTTCTCATTGTTCTTTTATAAATGTACCGTTTTCCATCTTACCTTTTCTTTTTCTTATTTCTAAATAAGCAGTGACAATACAATCTTCTATTGATAAATCTTCTAAGTGTGCTAAATTAGTTAATACGACTACAATATCTCCTATTGCATCTATTATTTCGTCCCTATCTTTTTCTAATAAAGCTTTTGCTAATTCACCACATTCTTCTTGTAGTTTTACGTATTGTGTTTTGCTATCTCCTTTTTCGTATAGACCTCTTTCTTTAGCCCATACCCTAATTAACTCAAATGTTTTTTCCATAATGTCTCTTATATAAATGTAAATTTTGCGCATAATGCGTATAAAAACCTTGCTCAACTTTTAAATCCAATGCTACGCTTTCATGTAATTTTAGAAAACAATAAGCATCATTACAAAAGCCAAACCATAAATCATTACTTCTCATTAAAACAGTCATGTGTAATTTATCACTGTCAGGTGTAAAGTAAAATTGTATGTTTAAAGTACAAGGTGTGTCTTTAGAATATTCTTTCCATTCTTTAGCATCATATATAGTTATTAATGCTCTTCTAGAATATTTATCTCTTTTCAATTCTTCTATCACGTATTTGTATTGGTCATTCCTCCACCATTGCCAACCATAATTAGAGTTAACATAACCACGTTCATCCATGTGATTGTACCATATTTTAGCACATTTAGCAATCTCACTTGCATCCCGGTTTCTGGATAAATACCAATTCCATTCTTTCTCCGCATAATCTATTTTGAATTTTCTCCATGGTGTTTTCACAACTTTATCTAAAGTATTCGTAATAGTAAATATTTGGTTGTAAATTGCTTTAGTACCATTAGGATTATTTTGTTGAGAATCTATTTTATCGTATAGAAACTCAAATGCATCTGTTACTGTATTAAACTGCCACATATATCTTTTATTTTTTTATCAAATATATCACAACTCCAAGTGTGCTTAAATATTTGTTTTCTTTGTAATTCAGCATATAGTCTCAAGTCTTGGTCACTTAAATTCTCTATAAATTTATAAGGAATATCTAATGCTTTTAAATCGTTTAAACTTGTTTTAATAATACTTCTTTGTAAAGCAGAATAAATGTATCTTATTCTAAACCATCCACTACCACTATGTGGATATTCAGGACATAGGATTCCCCAATATTTCCCACATTCATTATAAACATCTGTTTCTGTATCTAACTTAATACTATCCTTAATACTCTTAGCACCATAGTAAACTGTCTCCCATAATAAACCTTGTTTTTTAACCCAACTACGATGGTCTACTAAACTTGCTAACATATATTTTTTCTCTTTTCTTAAGTTATAATCAGGTTTAACATTTATATTCCAATTCCTAACTACATAAGGTGATAAATCTACATTGTAAATGTTTTTACTTTTAATTATTTTTCTCACGATATCCTTATTACCCCAATCGAATGCTGGTATTAAAGCATCGTACCAACCTAACGTTAGATTATGTATAACGCTTTTAGCTATCTCTAAATTAAAGTTTGGATTGTCTACCCCTCCATAGAAATAATTACCATTACTCCATTTTTTAGCTACAGCTTTTTCTAACTCACCTGACTCTAACATTTTACTATAAGATTTCATGTTACCGTTGATTTTCCAATCTTCATAAAAAACACATGATTTCTTAGCTTTAGATAAAACATAAATAGCGTTGAATATATCTCCACTATAATTGTTAGAACCGAATGTTCCCATTCCTACAATAGCTAAATCATAATCTGATAAATCATCACCCCATTTAACTTTCTTTCTATCAACTGTTATTCCTTGTTTTCTAAGCGAATTGCATATTATACTGCTATCGTCTATTCGTTTGACTCTTGCTCTTTTCCAAGCATCATCATCTGTTTGTTTGCTTGTGCAACCTGTAAAAAGTATTTTCATTTTTCTTGTTTTAAAATTGTTTTAACTGATTCTATATATAATAATGCATCCATTATTTCTTCTTGTACATCATTGATAAAATCATATAAATCTTTCTTACCTGTGTCTATCTCATCTTGCATTGTAGTACCATATTTCTCTTGACCAATCAATGAACGTGTATCTATTTTTCTTATTACTTTTCTTACTATCTCGTCTTTTGTTTTAATTTTCATCTTTCTAATTTTAAAAGCCTATGGCATATTATAAATTTCTCCCTAGCTTTTGATTTATATATTTTTTTATAAAGTAAAAATGTTTGCTTAATAAATTGGTATTTAGTTTTACAATCTTTAAATATCTTTTCAGCGTACTTGATTCCATACCCAAAGCAATAATTTACATTATCAGCTCCATCACCAACTATCATTTGTGTATAAAAATTTCTCATAGCTTGTACCTCATCAATGTCAAATATTTTTTGATGCTTAACGTGATAATTATAAAATAAACAAGGAAGCTGTTTATAGTCTTTGTCTAATGCTACTATTATCACATTTTCCCTACCTATTTCCTTTTGTAATCTATTCCAATATATACTAACCAAATCATCGGTTTCTATACCATAACCCTTTTTACTTTCATAAGCTTTACTTACATGTTTGTGTAATTGGTGTAAGAGTGCTGGTGGTTCACTTGTTCTATTAGCCTTATATGTTTTATTGATAACCTTTCTAAAGTTACCTCTAGATGCATTAAAAACAATTAGCTCTTTAATGTCATAATCTTCTTCTAGTCTATTAACGATACTCATTAGAATCTCATCGAACTTAGCTTTAGCTTGTTCAAAATCATCTTCTACATTTATACATGAAGAATAGACTAAACTATCTGCATCAAATAATATTACCATCTAATTCGTTTAATAAATCTTCTTTAATATACTCTATAATATCTGCGCACATAATATTCTTAACATCATGTCCAGAGAATTTAATTTTGGAAATTTCAAGTGTAGATTTAAATGTTCTACCTCTTTCACGATCTTGCATTGGTGCAACGTACCACCCTATTATATTTAATGTTTTATCCTCCCAAACATAATTCTGATTTACATTTGGTTCGGGACTTTCCATAATGTCCTCGAAATATTTTTTTACTGAATCACTCATCTTTCTTGTTTTTAATGTTTAATAATGTTTCTATTTCGTCAAGTCTTTTTTGCATGGATTGTATTAGTACATAGTATGTGGTTAATACCTTTTCCATTCTTGACATTCTCTGATTATTTGTGTATTTCTTTGGTTTTTTCATATTTTTATTTTGATAAAATTAATGGCGGCTACTATTGTTCACCGCCTATTAACCTACATTTCTTTAGCCACTATACCACTATCTAAGTGATTTCCTTGGCTAACTTCTACAACTGTTCCAAATGGATATTCCATTCCTAATGCTTTCATAATTTCAGGTTTTAGCTTTAGTACTGTGTTTCCATTGTCTTCGTCTTCGAAGCTTGTGAATATGTCTTTATTAAAATAACATGTAATCATGTTCTAAATATATAAACATTTGTTCATTAAAAAAAATATTTAACAAAATTTTAACATTTACAAATCCATTAATTCATTTATAGCTATCCTTCCATCAATCACAACTCCACATGCAATAGCAGGTTTTTTACCACGTTTAGCGTAAGCCATAGCGTATGTATCGAAATCAATTCCACATCCTACTTGCATTCCAAACACTTTAAAGTTTTGGCCAACAAAAAACTCAGTATAACATTGAGTGTGTAAATGACCTTGAACTGTTGATTGCATATCAGCCTTACATTTAATTCTAGCTGTACCTGCTTCACCATGAATATACTGAACATTGTCTAACACATATCTATCTACAAACTTCCAACCAGGAACCTCTAACACTTCTTTATAAGCTTTAATCCATTTCCTAGGTACTGCGCTTGTTTGAGCTTTTCTCATTATAATTCTATCGTGATTACCAATAGTCACAGTTGCTTTTGGAAATGCCTCATACCATCTTCCTATTCTAGCGATTGCTAACTCTAATTCATCTGCTCCACCTAAAGCTTCTGTGTCTGTCTCATGATAACTGCTATAATGATTGTCAATTACATCACCAATGAAAACAACGTGATTGCAATTATATTTTTTATAAGTTTCTACACAATGGTCTAAGTACTCATCCATACAAAATGGCTCATGTAAGTCCCCTATAACTAAAACCCTACTAACCTTTTGTGTAAGATATTTAAAGGCGTGTGCTTTATTACCTGTTAATCTTGGTCTATACGGCATCATAAGTCTTAAATACTTTTTGTAATTCTCCAACCATTGTTTTCACACAGCTACTACATCCAGTTTTTTGTTTATTGGTTTGAAAAATTCTATTATAAATCTTAAGTAAATCTCCTTGAGTTGGTGAGCTAATCACACCTTTATGAGTATTGAAAAAATCTTTTAAATAATTATATTCATCTTCTTCTAAGCATAATGGTTTATTATATTTAAATAATCTATTCATTACTTCTTTTCTTTCATCACATCCACAATCTTCACCAGCTACCCATTCAACAAGTTTTTTTATACCTGTTGCTTTAGTAACTTTTTCAATTGTATCACCTAATCCTTCACTTGATTTTGCATGGTTTTTCTTCCATTCTTTGTACTCTTTTGTACGTTTGTCTTTGGGTTTTTTCATAATATTAAATTTGGTTAAAATCTTTGTTTATATAATCCTCATAATCCTCACTAAATTTGTCTCTCATAATTTGTTTTCCTTTTTTTAGTGTGTGAAAAATATTGACAAAACTTATTCCTGTTTCCTTAGCCATTCCACGTATTGACAAAGGAGTGTCCCTGTATATTTCAAATATTCTTTTATTATACCAATCCCAAGATTCAAGTTCTTTATCCATCTTTTCTATTAATTTACCAAAAGCTTTCTCTTCTTCTAATTTATCATTAGCTGTAAACTTATGTAAATGTTCTTGTTTTATTTCTTTAAATCCATCATCCTTATAAAAATCATCAATGTTTATTTTTTTTATTTTATTTTTTTTAATTACATAATCTAAAAATATAGAACGTAATACAAAAAACATGTAACCTTTGCTCACCTTACCATCCTTTATAATCTTATTAGGATTAACATATTTATGGATTTTTAGATAAGCTTCTTGTACAATATCTTCTGAGTAATCTTTACCTCCCATTTTTTTTACAATAGTAATCCAATCATCATGTTGTTTCGCTACTAACTCAAGCCATTTCATCAAAAATCTTTTAAAGGGTCATACAAATCCGTTATAACTTTAGGTAGACCATAATCATCTAACTTAAAGCTAAATTGTTCAAAACTATATCCTCTGCTTCTTTTGCATGTTACTGATATCCAACCTTTATGTGTTGAGTTTTTACTAAGTTGAATTTGTGTTTCGGCTTTCTTTTCTAAGAATGAGCCTAAATGTCCAGTAGGTTTTTCAGTATTACCATGGTTTGTGTGAATAATTGTAACAATATGGCAATTAAATATTTGTGTCCATTCCATTATTTTTTGGACAACATCGTTAGATTGCTCAATGTTGTTTACATCATTAGTTAAATCAGCAATTCCATCGATTATTACTAAGCCTACTTTCCCTTTATCGATTTTGTTTTTTAAGTAGTATTCTATAAATTCTATTCTTCTTTTGTAGTCAATTGTACGTAGACCAAACGTGTGATAACATTCTTTTCCATTATCACTATTCATTTCTATAACTCTTCTAAAAGTTTTATGAGCATGAAATTTACCTTGCTCTGTATCAAAATGAACTAAACAACGATTGTCTCTATATCCTCTAATATTTCCTCCATATTTATTTTTATCTGCTAGGTAAACTGAAGCAAGTAAAGAAATAAAATATGTTTTTAAAGTTTTAGGAGGAGCTTGTACAAAGCTAAAGTTTCCATAAGTTCCAATAGCTATAGGTAGTTCTATATCACCCTTCTTAGTTTTCATAATAGTGGTGCCATAAGACAAAGCTAATGGAGGATAAGAGACCTCTACATTTGTATCTATATAGCATGTTTGCTCAATAGATTTTAATTCGTCGTCAGTTAGTTTCGGCATTTAGAAAGGTAAATCTATATCTTCATCATCTTTACCTCCAACATTTACCTCTTCTGGTTTAGGTTGTTCAGGTTTTTGAGGAGTAGGTAATTTACTTCCATCAGACCATATTACTCTACCGTTACCAACGTAACTTCTCTTTTGATTATTTTCTCTTTCTTCCTGAGATTGTGCTATCCAAGCTGAAACAGATTGATTGTATTCGTTTTCCTCATCGTTTATACTAAAGGTTAAATCAATATAAACTCCTTTTTCCCCTTGAACCATCTTGTCCTTAGGTAAATTTTTGACGTTAAGTCTGAATGATAATAAGTGTGACATAATTATTTATTTATTAAGGTTTGTAATTTTTCTTTTGTATCGTATTTAGATTTTTTAAAGTCTTCAGATTCATCTTCTCCAAATACTCCTAATTGGTAAAATCCTGTGACTTTTAAAACAACTCTACTTAAAGCACGTTTCTCTGCCATTTCAGCAACATACCAAGTATTACAGTTTCCATCTTTATATGTTGACCCTTTTAATGCAGAACCATAAGTTTCTACTACTTGTTTAGCATCTACATAAGCTGTGGCTTTCATAACTGCAAAATCTTTTTCTAATACTTTTGCTTCAAAGTTAACTGCAATATCTGCAATCGCTTGAATTTTTTCAATACCACTTCTTGTGATAATGACATAATGTTGATGCTTATAAACATCATCTTTAGAGAGCTCATACTTTATATAAAGCTCTTTAAGTTTCTCCTTGTTCATACTTTTTTATTTTAATTAATAATTTATTGTGTTCTGTTTTTAAAGTGTTCAGCTCACTCTTAAGCAACTTATTATTTAAATGCACACTATTAAAGTGGAAAAACATTTCTCTTAACTTAGATGCTAATTCTTTAAGTTTACGATTATTAGGGTTTGCTTTCATTAAGGACTGCATCGCTTTACTTAATTGCTCGAAACAATTATTAAAATATATTTGCTGTAGTACCTCTTCTTTAGTCAGCATTATCCATAACGAATTTTCTAGCAGCTTCCTTAAAGCTTTCTTTACAATCTTTATCTAATAAATCTATTACTATTTTATTTAACTCACTATTGTTCTGTTTTAAATCTATAATAAGTTCATAAAATTCTCTATTTTGTTTTCTTAAACTAGCTATTTGCTGTTCTTGAAACTCGAACATAGTTGTTCTTGCTGTTTTTTCTTCTTTGCTCATACTTCTAAATTAAATAAAAATAAGTGATAAAAAAAAATATTAACAAACATTTAACAAAAAAGGGTATCACTTTCGTAATACCCCTTTCACACACATAAAACAAAAAAAACAAGAATTATAATAATTCGTCTACTAAGTATTTATAGTATTCTATTTTATCTTCTATATCGTCGTTACTGAATTTAACTATTTGCCCTCCTAATTTAAATAACTCATCTGTAGTACCAATACCATAGTGATTATCTAACCATTTACCGTATTTATATTGTTCACCATATCGATACACGTTACAAGCCATACATTGAACCTGTACATTTCTTGAATGCCATCTTGTTGAATAGTGTTTCCTACCCACAAAATGTCCAGCTTGCATTTTTTTCCAATTATCTTTTTTACCACATGTAACACATTCAGCAATATCTCCTTTTGTATTTCTAAGTCTTATATATTGACTAAAAATAGTGTCTAATTTTTTTACTAAACCTTTACGTGATAACTTTCTTGGCATGTTTTAAAATTACTTATTTTTTTTTAAAATTACATCTAAAGTTATTGACAATTATTTATAAATATATTACCGTGCACGTGCATATATATATTACTAAATATATTATATAAATATTAGGGTAGCAATAAGATATATAAATATATTTATAATAAGTAATATAAATAAATAAACAAGAAGTTCAGGATTTATCCTTGACCCCTGTATTTT